AAAGAGGTTTGCAATTTGGTGGAGATCCTATCCTAAAAAGACACGCTAAAATATATAATTGCACAAGTTCATATTGTGATAGACTAAGATTTTTTCAGGAATGTTTTTGGTTATTGCTTTGTGGTAGCGGCACTGGTTTTAGTGTACAAAAGCACCATGTTGCCAAATTACCAACACTAGAACATGATCCACCACAAGATAAAGGTACTGTCTATGTGATAGAAGATAGTATCGAAGGTTGGGCGGATGCTCTCGGAGTTCTACTTAGTAGTTATTTTAGTAAACCAATAGATGAATATAAGCAATATAAAAATTGTCATATTTTATTTGACTATAGTAATATTAGACCTCAAGGATCTAGTCTCAGTTCTGGCGTAGGCAAGGCCCCAGGATTTGAACCATTAGCCAAGGGGCTAGAAAAAATTAGAACTTTACTAGATCGTTGTGTTGCGAATGGTCAGAAAAAACTTCGTCCAATTGATGCGTATGATATTGTTATGCACAGTAGTGATGCTGTATTAAGTGGCGGAGTAAGACGTTCTGCAAGTTTGGCTTTATTTAGTCCAGACGATGAAGAAATGGCTAAAGCAAAAACTGGAAATTGGTATATAGACAATCCACAAAGAGCGCGTAGTAATAATTCTGCACTATTGTTAAAAGATGAAACAACATACGAACAATTTGAGTCTCTTATGGAATCTGTTAAAGAATTTGGAGAACCCGGCTTTATTTGGAGCGATTCTACAGAAATGACATTCAATCCTTGCGTAGAAGTTGGAATGTGGCCTGTTGACGAAGAAAGTGGCAAAAGCGGATGGCAAGGATGTAATTTATCTACCATTAATTGTTCTTCTATCGAAGATGAAAACGATTTTTATGATAGATGCAAAGCAGCAGCTATTATTGGTACTTTACAAGCTGGTTTTACAAAATTAGATTATTTGGGAGAAATTAGTTGTAAGATTTTTCAAAGAGAATCTTTACTGGGTGTTTCTTTGACCGGAATTATGGAAAAATATGATTTAATTTTGTCCGAAAAAGTACTCAAAGCCGGAGCAAAAATTGCTGTAGAAACTAACAAAGAAATGGCTAAAAAAATCGGAATTAATCAAGCAGCCAGAGTTACCTGTTTAAAGCCAGAAGGAACATCATCAAGCATGTTAGGAACTAGTTCAGGTATCCATCCACATCACGCCAAGCGTTATATAAGGCATGTACAAGCCAATATTTTGGAGGCACCATACCAACACTTTAAAAATTATAACCCGCAGGCTTGTGAAAAATCAAGTTGGTCGGCCAATAATACTGATGAGGTTGTCAAATTTCCAATCGAAGTTCCAGACGGGTCAAAATTAAAAAATCAATTGCCTGCTGTTGAAATGTTGTCAATTGTAAAAGATACTCAAAAAAATTGGGTATACTCTGGCAAGAACAAGGCTATTTGTACACAAGAATATTTAAATCATAATGTTAGCAATACAGTTACAGTCAAGCCAGACGAATGGGTGGATGTTACCAAATATATTTATGACAATCGTAAATATTTTGCTGGCATTAGTCTTATTCCTCAAAGTGGAGATAAAGATTATCCTCAGGCTCCTTTTACAACCGTTTATACAAGTAGAGAGATTGTTAAAGAATATGGCGACGCTGCTTTATGGTGCTCTGGACTTATAGAATTAGGCTTAAATGCTTTTGACAATAATCTTTGGGCAGCATGCGATTATGTAACACTCAATCAAGCACAAAAAGATCATCATGAGTCCAAACTAAAGTTTGTTACTAAAATGAAAAATTTTGCCGGTAAATACTTTAATGGAGATATAAGACGATTAACATATTGTATGAAAGATGTTTATAATTGGAAAATATATTGTGATCTTTACAATACTTTCAAGCGAGTTGATTACACACAACTTCTAGAAACAGAGGACAATACACTAGGAATAGAAGAGATTAGTTGTGCTGGCGGCGCGTGTCTAATTTAACTATTACCAGTGGAGATAACCATTGAGAAAAAATAATAAAAATAATAAAAAAAGACCAAAAGTACTAGACGCTACAAATGATATCCAACCAAATGGTATGATCTATAGAAATAGATTAAAACCAAGAACAGATAATCAAAAAGAATATATCAGAACAGTAGCAGAAAACACCATAACATTTTGTCAGGGTGTTGCTGGTAGTGGTAAAACACATATTGCTGTTGGAATGGCTTTAGAACATCTTTTGGAAGAAAAAGTAAAAAAGATTGTTATTACCAGACCGGTAGTAGAAAGCGGAGAAAAAATTGGATATTTGCCGGGAACAGCAGAAGAAAAGTTACACCCATACTTATTGCCTATACTGGATGAAATTTGTCATTTTATACCAATGAGTCATTACGCAAGTCTGAAATTAAATAATAAGATTGAAATAGTACCTCTTGGATTAATGAGAGGACGTAATTTTCATAACTCCTTTATAGTAGCAGATGAGTGTCAAAACGCTTCGTATGATCAACTAAAAATGTTGTTGACACGTATTGGAAATGAAAGTAAAATGGTGTTGACCGGCGACGTTAGCCAGTCAGATCTTCACAGAAATATGCGTGGTGGCTTTATAGATTTAATTGGAGCCCTATACGGTGTCGATCAAATCGGAATTAGTGAATTATTCAATCAAGATATAATTAGAAATCCTATTATTGGTAAAATTTTAACACGGCTAGATTCGTATGAAAACAGAAAACCGGAATAGTAAATGCTTATTGCTAAACTCTGACTATTCTCCATTGTCTATCATTTCGTGGAAAAAGGCTATTGTATGGTCTTTTAGATCGGAATGTGATATAACATATGGAATAGAGATAATTGATTTTTTTAAAAATGACCACATCAATGGTGTTAATAAAAAATATCCTATACCAGCAGTAGCAAGAACAAAAAGATTTTTTAGAATCAATAATTCTTCTATCACATTTTCTCGTAAAAATATCTATATAAGAGATAATTATACTTGTCAGTATTGTGATATTATTTATTCTTTTAAAGACTTAACATATGATCATGTTATCCCAAAATCAAAATGGTTAGATAATAATGGCTCTCCAACAAATTGGACAAATATAGTAACAGCCTGTATCGAATGTAATAGAAAAAAGGGTAATAGAACACCAACACAAGCAAATATGCCACTTAAAAAATTGCCAAGCAAGCCACAAAAAAATATAAAGTTCTTGCCGATATCGTCATATTTATCTACTATAAAGGATAGAGTACCACAAGAGTGGCTTATCTATATACCAGAATCTTATAAAGAAATAACATGCCAACATACTCATACGAATGTCTAAACTGTAAAAAAAATTTTGAATTATTTTTCTATATCAAAGACTATAACGATAAACCATCGTGTATACACTGTAATAAAGCCAATACCCAGCGTCTCTATGCTTTAGATGTTGCCACACAATCAGCATCTGTTAAAAAAAGCGATACGGAGTTGAAAACAATTGGGGATTTGGCCTTGAGAAACGCAGAAAAAATGAGCGACGATGAGAAGATGAGCCTGCACAAGAAACATAACTCGTATAGAGATGAACAAATAGAAAAAGATTTGCCTTCTGGAATGGGCAGAATTAAAAAACCAGAAAAACCGAAGTGGCCAGGAATAAGCAACACAAAGAAAAGAAGGAAACTAAAAAATGGATGATATGTTTAAAGTAGATAAGTCTAAGACGCCAGAAGAATATAACTATACATACTATACAATATTTGGTTCTCACGAAGACTTGGACAACGATGGAAATCCATTGATCCAAGATAAGAAAAAATGCCTAGCTTATATTAGACATGGTAATGAGGATGAACATTTTTATTTGAAAGTTGGTACTTATGGGAAAATTTTCAATCCTATTGGACTATACTCAGAAGGAAGACAAAATAAGTTTTTATCAAAAATTGGTAAGGAAGAATACTCATTTACAAGAGTCAACAATAAGGTGTTTAGTATGTATCTAAATTTTTTACGAACAAAAAATATGGCATGGTTAAACAATGCGGAAAGGGAACTATCATGAATAAATCAGAAAAAAATCAAGAAGTAAACGAAACACAAATATTTGCTATATATCATCTAGCAGATACGGGTTTGTCTGCTGCTGACATAGGCAAGAAAATCAAAATTTCTACTAAAGAAGTAAGGGATGTCTTATCTAAAAGAGACTCTGAAAGATCTGATGCTATTAAAACAACATCATCAAAAGTTAACAGCAAGGATTTAATGATTACACAAACAGCAGCAAAAGGAATAAATAATGTTGCTATTATGACTAAAGCCGCATCAGAAATAAATGATGCTCACCGACAAACTATGGAAACAGATAGCACTTCTCGAACAACCAGAAATGCTATCTATAGGCCCAACAACAATAAATGAAATATTCATCAAGATATTCTAACGGAAAAACCGTAACTGCTCAACAATATATTACAGAAATTATATGTGAGAATAAAGCTAAAATAGATAAAAAAGATCTATATTTTAGATTTTGGACAAATAAGGAATGGTCAAAATTTTATAGAGATCAAATAGCAACGGCCAATAAACTTGTTAAGAAATATTCAGAACAAGCAATTATCAAAGCGCTACAGAATCCAAAAGCGTCTAGAATCTTTTCTTTGCGTGCGCCACATCTAATACCTATCATAGAATACGAGCAGGAACAGCTTTCTAATCAGAATACTATTTTATCAAAAGAGTATGATAGGTCAGATAAAAAGTTCGAACAAAGAAAAAATAAGTCATCAGTACTGTCTAAATTAAAGGAACTTGAATGAGTGTTAAACTAAAGGATGATGTTACTAAACAATTTGGTTCCGACATTATTCTAAATGGTAATGCTATTGTTGATAAAAAAACATTAATTATACCAATAAGTCCATCGTTAGATATAGTCTTGAATGGCGGAATCCCAGAAGGAAGTTTTGTTGTATTGACCGGACAACCTAAGTGTGGCAAGACCACAACAAGCCTAGACTTTGCAGCAACAGCACAACAAAAACAATATGCTCACGGATCTTTTAAAGAAGGTCGGGAAGTGTACTACCTAAATATCGAAGGTAGATTAAAAAAGCGTGACCTAGAAGGCATACCCGGATTGGATCTTTCTAGGTTTCATGTGATAGGTAGTCAACAAGGGAAAATATTACACGCAGAAGAATACTTACAAATAGCTGAAAGAATCATTAATGAGATTCCTGGAAGTGTTGTAATAATTGACTCATATTCTGCTCTGTGTACTGAAGCAGAAATTACAAGCGATATGGATAAGATGCAAAGAGCAGACGGAGCAAAATTACTTGCAAAGTTTTGTCGTAAGGTTGCTAATGTTATTCCAGTAAATAAAAATATAGTTATTGGTATTACTCATTTAATGGGTAATCCAACAGGATATGGTGCAGAATTTAAAGAAAAGAGTGGTCAGGCTATTGCTTATCAGACAGATATTAAACTTAGGGCAAAAACATTCAAGCCTTGGACATTAAGTGCCGATAGTACACAAATAGGTCAAGAGATAGAGTGGCAAGTTCTATGTTCTGCTTTGGGACCGCCGGGAGGCTCTATAACGTCATATATCAGATATGGTCAAGGAATCGACAAGCACACAGAGCTTATAAGTTTTGCTGTCGATGTAGGACTAATAAATAAGGGTGGAGCTTGGTATACTTATGAGTCAGAAAAATTTCAAGGTATGGAAAAACTTCGTCAATATTTTGTAGATAATCCTGAAAAATATTCCTCATTAGAAAAATCAGTTAAAGAAACAATGGGTGTTAAGTGCAAGTAAAGACCTTAGATGGACAGATACAAAATTGGCAGTTGACAGGACATTTCGCTCATGCTAAACTAGAGAACAAGTCGTCTTTACATATCTCGGCAAGACAAATTTTAAAAAATAAATTTCCAACACTGCAAATACTAGAGGAAATACCTATACCTGTTAAAAAATCAGAAAGTTATTTTCTGGACTTTTATATACCTATGTTGAAAACAGCGATTGAAGTTCATGGTGAACAACACTATAAATTTGTGGCCTTTTATCATAACAACCAATTGGGTTTTATAAAGTCTCAAAAAAGAGACAGAGAGAAAAAAGAATGGTGCGAAATTAACAATATTCAGTATATAGAACTGCCTCATCACGAATCAGAGGAACAATGGGTCGAAAGGATATCAAGTGACAACAGAAACTAAAAGCACATCGTCAGATCAAATAAATTATTGGGATAAGGTATTAGATGAATATGAAACCACTCTAGGACTGCCACAATATAATCCAAAAGTTTTACCAGAAGAAGAACTTAATCAATACTTAACAATGGATAGAAATGTATTAGAAAAATTAACTCCGGAAGACTGTGCTCAAATATCTTATAGACTAGGCCAGTTTTCTTTCCACATTCAAAGAACTATAAATAGAGAATTGGCTAGATTCAATTGGGCTGATGAGACACTTAAAGAAACCATAGCCGATGAGATTAATAATTATAAAGGTTATGGCTATATAGAAAAGGCTCCACAGGCTATTAAGCATAATGAAAAAGCATCAGCATTAAACAAAATAAAAAAATACGCTAAACAAAGATCAGATAGGCTGACATATATTTCCTCTTCGATTAAAAATTTATCCGATATTATATTATCAATTCAAAGAATGAAGGTTAAACATGGATCTTAATTTTAAAGACCCCGAACAAATTAAACAATTAATATCTTTATTAGAAAGTCTATTACCCCAAGAAAAAACAACAGAAGACTTTTCTCCAAATATAAAAACAAAAACACGATCTAGTAAAAGTACACAAAGCAACAATAAGTTTTTAAGTATGCCAGAATCTAAGATGCACAAAGAAGATATTGAAATAGACAAAAAGCTTTCTGTCAATGCTCCAACACCGAGAACTAGAAAATTTGAGGCTGTTGAAACAACGTGTCGCGTGTGTGGTAAAAAAGAGAAGGTTAGTCCAAATCTGATAGTTGATTCCATAGACAGATATAAATGTAACAAATGTTCTGGCTCCGCTGGAGGTTAATTGAAAATGATTTTGGCTGATCCATCCGCAGAAAGGGCTGTTCTTTCTGGAATTTGTAGATATGGTGAGTCTGTATATCTAGACGTAGCAGATATTTTACAAGACTCATCATTTACTATTGATAGTAATAAGATAATATATAGTTGTATAAAGCATATATGTGATAAGCAAGAATCTTCTTCCATTGATATAGCTTCTATATATTCGGCCGCACAAGAAATAGGCGTTTCTCACGTTCTTTTGAAAAAAGAAGAAAGCCAACACTTAAAAGCTATTCTGGACTTTCCAGTAAACAGAGAAAATATACCTAAGTTTGCTGCAAAAATCAAAAAACTACAAATAGCCAGACTATTACATGAACAACTTGAAGCAGCAAAAGAAAAACTCTTAGATGTTAATGGTAGCGAACCTGTGTCTTCTATCTTGGCTATAGCCGAAGATACTGTTTTCGATTTTACTTCATTAATTAATGATACAGACAACAATCCTGTATTTATGGGCGATGGTATATCCGAATATATACAAAACCTTATTGATAATCCTATTGATCAAGTTGGTATTCCAACAGGATTTCCAGTATATGATAGTGCTATAGGTGGAGGATTAAGAAGAAGCACTGTGAATGTTATAGCGGCTAGACCCAAAACAGGAAAAACTCTATTAGTAGACAATATGGGGTGGCATGTATCGACACTAGGGATACCTGTTCTTAATCTAGA